TAATCGTTCAGTTGAATTCACAATCTTCTACCGTCCTCTCCTACCTGAAAGCAGAGCTTCCATAATATCGTCCTGCGGATTTCCAATGAAAGCCGTGGTACAGTTTTGCTTGACTATGTCAAAAATCTCATACCAAAGCAGGTTGGCTTGTTTTTGAAATGACTGGCTCATTTGCACGAACGGACTGGCAATCGCACCTCCCGTTGTTGGGTGTTTTCCTAAAAGGCCGTAGGTGCTTATTGCTTCTTCACACTGGATGTATCGTGTAAACGACTGCGCATAGGCCTCGACAAGTCTGGGATTTACAAATTTTTCACAGCCGCGTTCTTTGAGCCATTTCCATGTTTCTATAAAAAGAGCATCAGCGCCCAGTGGCCTGCCATCCTTTTGCCGTGCACTGAGGTATTCACTCGGAGTCGGCATATCTTCACCATTCAAGTCTGCTGTGTCGTCCAGTTCGCTTGCTTCGAGCATGGACTCTGGCTTAAACTCTGGCGCCTCCAAAATCCGTGCGGCTTTACCTGCTGCGATCTTTTCCGCAAGAGGTTGTGGTTTGTCCCCGGCACGCACGCGGCGACCACCTCTATTTGTACCGTCTTTTGCCACGTGCCTTCACCTCCTTGCTGTGGCAGGGTTTAATACCCCGTTTGAACCTGAATTTTTTCGCGCGTGACCCCACGCCCGTTGCACGCTAAAAAAGTCACAGAGATTTTGACCGCCCCTTCCTGTTCCATCTTCCACCTTCTCGTGCGGTGATCTCAGAGTGACAGGAAGTACACAAGGACATAAGATTACTCGTTTCATTTGTCCCACCACAAGACAATGGTTTGATGTGGTGTACTTCTTCGGCAGGTGTAATCCGACCTTGTTCCTCGCAACGCTCGCAGAGAGGGTGCTCTGCTATGTATCTGTCTCGGATGCGTTTCCATGTTCGGTTGTACCGTTTCCTCACAGCAGGATCGCGGTCATAGCGTTCATAACGTCTGGCTTCCTGCTTGGCATGTTCGTCGCAGAATCTACCATAAGTCAACTTAGGACAGCCAGGATGAGAACAAGGACGCTTGGGTTTATAGGGCAATTGGATCACCTCGCTTGGGTAAAAGAAAAGCCCTCGTGGGTTTCCCCTCGAAGGCTCTCGTCACAATATTCGACGGTATAACTATACCATACAGGAAAGCAAACATTCCCTCATAATTCCCTCATGTTTATCCGAATAACATGCTTCGTAGATGATTCAGTGCTGCTGCCCGCAAGCGTTCAACATGGCTTTCACTGTAGTTTAGTTCATTCATAAGCCGGTAAGTAGCACCGGACTTCTGATCGTTACCCATGTAAAACTCGGCAAGGATATGCTGCTCGGTATCCGTAAGGCTTGACCAGGCTGGTTCAAACCAAGACATGTATTCCAACGCCTGAGTGTATCGTTCTCGCAGTATGTCAATCTTATCAAGTTGTGCAGCCAGCTTGTCGGCACCAGCTTGCGGGTTTCTTGCAGACGGCATCCCAGAAAGCTTTGGTGTTCTGGGAGAAGTCATTTTCTCATATACATCCTTGATCTCCTGCGGGGTGTTATTGATAATAAACCTCATATTGTTATAGTCACGGATGGCAGCAACAGTCGCCGCATTTTTGTTTATATACTTTAGCGCAATCATATGACCTCCTCCTTTAGGTTTGCTTTGACCGCATCGATAAGAGCGGTCTGGGTTTTATCTTTTCGCTTGAGAGCTTTCATAACTTGTTCGTCAATTGTTTCCTTTGCGACGATGTGATGAATTATCACCGTATCCTTTTGACCTTGCCGCCAAAGTCGGGCATTCGTCTGTTGGTACAACTCCAGTGACCATGTTAGTCCGAACCACACAAGACAAGAACCACCAGCTTGAAGGTTCAATCCATGTCCGGCGGATGCGGGATGGATAACGGCCACCGGGATTTCACCGTCATTCCACCGTTTTATGGATTCGGCGTTATCCAACTGAATAGCAGGGAAGCGCTCCATTATCCGCTCAAGGTCATGCTTATACCAGTAGGCAATAAGCACCGGTTTTCCGTTTGCAGCTTCGATAATGTCCTCCAAAGCATCCAACTTACGGTCGTGAATACGGATAACTCCACCATTCCCGACATAGACCGCACCGTTGGCCATTTGAAGTAATTTATTGCTTAATGCGGCAGCGTTCACTGCATCAATTTCTGTGCCTTTGAGTGAAAGTACCATCTCTGACTTCATGATTTCATAATGCTGTCGTTCATCCTCTGATAAAAGGACAGGTATTTCATTTAACACCAGATCAGGTAGCTTCAGATAGTCAGTGTTTTTCATGCTGATGGTAATATCAGAAATAAGCCGATAAATGGCTTCCTCTGCACCGGGTTTCGGCTTATAGGTAAATATAATCTGCTGATTTCGTTTATCTGGTACAAAATAGGTATTTCGGAAATGGGATATATACCTTCCAAGTCGCTGGCCCATATCAAGGATACCAATCTCCGCCCATAAGTCCATCAATCCATTGCTTGAAGGTGTTCCTGTTAAACCAACGATCCTTTTTACATTTGGCCGTACTTTTCGAAGTGCCCTAAACCGCTTTGAAGTATGAGATTTAAATGATGACAGCTCATCGATAACCACCATGTCATAATCGAAGGGTATGCCACTATCGTTTATAAGCCAATCCACGTTTTCCCGGTTTATCAGGTATACCTGCGCTCTCTGCAGAAGGGCTGCTTTCCGCTGGGCTTCACTACCTATGGCAACAGAATAAGTGAGACCATTCAGGTGATCCCATTTTTCGATTTCTGCTGGCCATGTGTCTCGAGCAACTCGAAGCGGGGCAATAACTAATACCTTGCGAATTAAGAAACTATCCAATGTCAGGTCGAAGATTGCCGTTAAGGTAATAACACTCTTGCCAAGACCCATTTCCAAGAGGATCGCCGCGATTGGATGGCTTAGGATGAAATTGGTGGCATATTCCTGATACTCATGTGGCTCGTATCTCATCTAAAATCCCTCCAATCTGACTATCATCGTCAATAACATAAACCTTAAATCCTAATTGCCTAAGCATTTCATGTCTCCGCTCCTGCAAAGGTCGAGGTTTTGATCCACTCGCTTTGATTTCAGCAAATGCGACTATTCCTCCAGGCAAAAGAACCAGTCTATCCGGTACTCCGTTATAACCGGGGGACATAAACTTTAAAGCTAGGCCTCCAGTTGCTTTGACTGCTTTAATCAATTTTTGCTCGATATATTTCTCTCTCATGAATACCTCCATGTGTTCCCAAAATCCAAAAAATCTCTATACGCGCGTATACGCGTGTTTTCATGCAATATATAGCCTTTTTTCTTTACTATCATTTTTAATAGTAGTAATTGGAACAATGGAACACAGGTCATTAAGCACCGCATTAATAAGGGGGCTGGCGCCTGTTCCAATGAAGTGTTCCAAAAGGTCGTTTTTGGCACATGGGAACAGAATATTTTGTTCCTGACTTTACACATGTTCCAAAGAACGCTCTCTTGGAACAGAGTCAGGAACAGAAGTGCGAACATACACCCATTGCGGGCCATATAGCGGGATACGCTCCTTTTTTGGTGCTATCTTCCACCCACCAATTCCTGACATAATCGCAGAGATCTCGTTGCTGTCCATGCGTTTACAATTAGCTCGGTCTTTACCAAAGCACTCGCACCAAATCTCAAGGTTGGAGACTGAATTGCGTTTGCGGACACCTATTTTTCGGCTTTCTCCAAATTCGGTGCCGTTTATATAAGCCCTGCGCTCATATAAGTCCATCGTGTCCCAATCTTCGGGCAGGAGCATATCCAGAAAATCGCGCACAAGGCCTTCGCGCTCATCAGATTCCATTGCTTCCCGCTGTTCCTCTTTTGCGAGTTTTTCAAGGCTGGGATCTAGGTACAGCTTTTCGCCTGCCTTCACATAAGTAAGAGCTTCTGCCCATATCTGTAAGACTTCATTCTGACTAAGCTGCCAAGACTTCTTTATCCCTCCGCCAGGTGTTTTCACTGGCCAGAAGCGACGATTGCCAGTAGTGTCTCTGAGATATCCTTTTTCTGCATTAGTGGTTCCGAAGAAAACGCACTGCCGCAAGTGCGGTGTTGCCCGGCGTCCGAAGCTGGCTCGGTAGATATCGTTTTGCCGGGAAAGAAAGCTGCGTAGCGTTTCAACTTCAGCCTTCTTTAACCCTGCGAGTTCTCCAATCTCCAGTATCCAATAACCCTGCAGCTTTTCTGCGGCTGTCTTGTCTTTGGTGTCTGAAAGTGAAAGACTGTCTGAGAACCATTCACCACCCAGTTTGGCTATCAGGGTGCTTTTACCCACACCTTGAGGGCCATTAAGCACCAGCATGGAGTCAAACTTGATGCCAGGTGTCAGAACACGTGCAATTGCAGCGCACAAGGTTTTTCTTGTGACAGCGCGCACATATGCATTGTCCGTAGCGCCAAGATAATCAATCAGCAGGGTATCCACACGAGGGATACCATCCCATTCAGGTAGAGTATCTATAAACTCGCGTATCGGGTGGTATGAACGGTCATCTGCTACCTTCGTAACTGCAATCTCATAATTTCTGGCAGAGAAGGTTCCGTAGTGGCTGTCGATATAGCTGATCAGCTGAGCATCGTCTGCATCCCGCCAGAATCTTGATGGATGCTGCCATGGCACTTCACCCTTGATTTCCAAGCTATCTGAAAGCTGGTTGAACACAATCCCTTTAAGAGCAGGATCATTTTCAAGAATCAACGTGAGATTTCGAAGGGTGTTTTTTACTGCGCCATTCTTCTCAAGTTCCAGCTGCTTTTGCCAGTCCTCATTATTAAACTCCACTTTTGCCTGAGCTTTGCGTTCCTCAGCAAATTGCTCCTTGACCCGTTCATCCTTAATCGCCAGTTCCGTCATTGCCTTATAAGACGGAAGCTTACCGGGCGGAGTATCCTCGGTTGTTTTGTCATCCAGATCACGAAAGCGGTGTATGCGCACGAGGTCAAATGAGTTTAGTAGCTTTCCGCATGCGGGATCAGTAGCGTGGTGGCTATAGGCAAACTTGCCATCGTATATAACAAGACCAGCTGACGAATCAGCAGGGATATAATCATATCTTCCATTAATTGCGCTTGGCTCATATACATCAGAAAGAAACTCTTCTATTGCTTCCATAATGGAATACGCCCTACAAAAAGCTCCCACAACACCTTCCTTTGTGAGTGGATCGGCTTGTCTGGTTATTTGTCGCCGCACAACCTCTGATTGCCGTGATGACACCGGCCACATAGAGGTGTCTCGCCAGTCAGCATATTTGGATAGATACACATCTGGATCAAGCAGAATGCCATCTTTCTCTCGGAACACAAACTCACCGTCGGATGGCGTTGATGGCCAGTACATTAAACGTGAAGCCTCATAGGTGGTATCATCGAACAGATCAATTCCGATTTCCTTTGCCACCATGCGTCCTAGCGCTGGATATTCGTCCTCACTGACTTCTCGGGAAAGCGGTATGATTAACCGAAGTCTCGGAGCTTCAGGTGTATGCTTGTGTGTGGAATATACACAGCACTGCCAGTCATGGAGAGACTCAATCATATCCCATGTATCTGGCTTAGCATAATCCATATCCAAGGTAAGCATTGAACGGCACAGTACATAACCGTTCCTGCGTTTGCCTTCTCGTAGGGCTCCTCCCACAAAACCGCCCACATCCTTAATTGCGTCTTGACGTGCTCGATTCATTTTACGGAACTCCGACACCGTCTCAGTTGTACGCTTTGTGGTACGAACGGTGTTTTTGAAGTCCTCCCAGGTGATGTCACGATTCTTCCACTTTCTATCCATACGGCTGTTTCCGACCGCTATCTTCATATCCGCTCCACCTCCTCACAGTTTTCCGTAAAGTATCTAATTGGGATAAGTCTCCGTTTTGCTTTATCTATCTCAGCAGCCATGCCCTGCGATATGTGGCTGCCAAACACCCAGAGTTCATCGCATTTACATAGCCACACCATACCAAAAAGCAAGCCAAGTCTCCGCTGCGCCGGATCGCTGTCATCTAACACCTGTGGGTAAAGCAGATGTGGCGCGAACGGAATCGCGCCTTCATCCACTGCAAACTTTAAATATCTCTTGGCGTTTATGGTATTGCGCTTGATGTCACCAGCGTATGGAGAGCAAATAAATACACATGGCTTCCGGCCTTTCGCGATTTCCTCACGGATTACATTCTCCAATGCTTCTGCAGCTGTGGGATCAGGGTACCCTTCTGCGTTAAATCTGCTGATGTGCATATCAATCACCACCAGACAGCAACGCGTCCGGAACTGCGACATCCGTTACGGCTGTTTTCTGTACCAACTGTTCTTTGAACCACTCAAGTTCGTCCTTGAGGTGCTCGTTCTCGGCTGCCAGTGCTTCGGCCTTGGCTTCATACTTTATTCCTTCGGTCAGGCCATGAATTACGGCAAAGGTAAAGCAGTAGATGCAAAGGTACAGTAATATCCAGGGAAGTGCGGATGCTATTTTTGAAATGAGTTTTTTCCCGGGTTTCGTTTTCATCTCTCTTTCCATGTCACATCACCTCAAAGTCAACACCTTGTTCAATAAGTGGAAGGTAGCCGTGGGACTTAAGTAGCTCATACATAAAGAGGCGTCCTTTCTGTGTCCAGTAAGTATGAACTTTCGCGTGGTACTCGCCATCACTGCCAAGGTAGTTATGGGTCTTGGTGCAGGTATACCCGTTCTGTGCGTATTTTTGATATAGAAGCCAGATGTTACCCTGCTTAAACTGCACTCCGAGGCTGTGAAGATATTCATTAAGCCATTGACCAGACTTCCCATAATCTTTTGCGATAGTAGTAATTGCAACCGCATCTTTGCAGTTTAAGATAACGTCATAGTAGCTGGCCTTCGGCTTCATCTCAGCAATCTGCTGTCTCTGGATGTGAACTGTTTCTGTAAGAGCGTTATTTCTTGCACGCTCCGCCTTAAGTTCCTGAAGTGCCTTGATTAGAAGATCAGGATTGGCAAGCAATTCATCCACGGCATATACTCCATGCCTACGGATGGATGGAAGGACTTCATGAGTCACCCAACGCTTAAACTTCTTCGCTTCAGGTTTACGGGAAAGCAGGATAACGCTATAAAGCCCGCTCTCGCTGATAATTGTAATTGGCTCGTTGCTCCGTGACCCTAAGTATTGTTTAGGGTCAACTTTCATTTTCTCGTCCTCATCCAGCCTATCTGCGATCATGCTGGGATTCGAAAGCTCGAGAACATCACAGACATCCTTTAGAACCCACCATGTATCACCTTCACGTTGGACAGTCCGGATGTCCTTGCCCTCATAGTTGAATATTGTTAGTTCGTTCATATTGAACCTCCTGAAAATATGGATTCGGAGCGATAATCTGCTCCTGTCCATATGCGAAAATCAGAAGTGATTCGAACCCCCACGAGATCAGTCTTTTTTATAAAACTGACATTCAAAGCCATCCGCATGGAGTATTAGTCCCTCTGCCCAAGGCGGTGTTTCACTCATAATGCGGCAAACATGCTCCGGTGACACATCACAGGATGCCTCTATGACCACCTCATCATGGACATGCATAACAATATGAAAACCCATACTATTAAGCCGTTGCATTGCATAACAGAGAATGTCCCGGCTTATTGCCTGCACGATGTTTTCGACAAATTTCGGGCCATAACTTTCGATGCGCTCCCATTTCTTTGAAGCACCAACTCCTTCGTATGTTACTGATTCGGAACCGAATCGGTTAACTTCGATGCGTGGCTTAACATAAGCAAGCTTTCTGCCTGACGGGAGTGTAATAAAGAGAAATCCACTGCGGTATTCAAAGAGGATGTTGTGTGTTTGCTCAGTGGTCTTTTCCCGCACTGCTGTTTTTGCCGCACGGTCAACCTCCCACCATAGTCGGGTTATGTTAGGGTTAGCTGCACGCCATGCCGTTACCAAGGGCTGGAGTTCTTCTTCATTAAGGCCCATATCAAGAGCACCCATTGCTTTGAGAGCTCCGACCGAGCCGCCATAACCAAGTGCAAGTTCAGCGATCTTGCCCTTTTGCCGAAGGGGACTGCCTTTTGTGATTTCTTCTATAGGAATGCGGAACATCTGGCTCGCTGATGCTTCGTAGATCTTTCCGTGGGTGGCGAACACCTCGTTTCGCCATTGCTCTCCTGCAAGCCATGCAATGACACGGGCTTCAATCGCACTGAAATCAGCGACGATAAACTTGAAGCCAGGCTTAGGTACAAAGGCAGTGCGGATAAGCTCCGATAGTACGCTTGGTACGGAATCGTATAGGACTTCCAAAGTATCGAAGTCACCAGACTTTACAAGCTGCCGAGCCTGAACCAGATCAGGTAAATGGTTCTGAGGAAGATTTTGAACCTGAATCAGTCTACCAGCAAATCGTCCGGTTCGATTTGCACCGTAAAATTGCAATAGACCTCTGGCTCTGCCGTCTGAACATACTGCATTCTCCATAGCTGTGTATTTCTTGACACTGCTTTTGGCGAGGTCTTGCCGTAATGTCAGCACCTCTCGGAGATTCTCTGGTGCTGTTTTCAGTAATTCCTTGACAGCCGATTTACCAAGTGTTTCAGTTTCCAAGCCATTTTCAGCAAGCCACGCCTTCATCTGTGCAACAGAGTTGGGATTGTCCATGGCGGTAATTTCTCGCATGGCTTCGGTAAGAGCAGCCCTTGATCGCCTGTCACAACGGATGGCCTCTCTAATCAGATCCATGTCTAAACAGATGCCACGATCATTAATCTCTTGATCAAGGATGTAGTAACTCCACTCATTTTCTGGAACAGGAAATTTTGAAAGTCGCTTCATTATTGCCATTTCCGTTTCTACATCTCGGGCGTTATATTCCTTAAATCTCTCCCACTTATCTGGAGCATGAATTGGCAGGTTGCGTGTGCGACCACCATTGGATTTGGTGGGCTTACATGGTGAGGAGAAATATCGAATGAGCTCTTTACCCTCGGTCAGTTTCTGTTTCTCCGCACCTGTTACCAAAGCAGCGCCTTCCAGCGAGAGGGGCAATCCGAGATAGGCAGACCACACCATCGTGCAACGCCAAGATGCAGGGTTAAGGAAATTGCTATTCCCATTCAAAGCTTTTAAGTTGATACCTTGGCGCTCCAGCCAGCGTGACAGGCAGACCCGCTCAAACTGCGCATTGTGTGCCCATTTCATAACAGTTTCGTCTGTTAGTGCTTCTAAAACTTCAGGCGGTAGAGCTTCTCCCGAAGCCAGATCAATAACATGTACTTCGCCACCATCTGCAGAGTATCCAAAGAGGAGCACCTCAAAGTCCGGTGCCTCTGAATAGCGATAGACCCCGGATTTACCGAGGTCTGTTCCGCTATATGTCTCAACGTCTATAAAGAGCTCTCTCATGACAGGAAGTCATCATCGCTGTCTGTGGCAAAATCGTCTACTGCATTAGATCGACTGCCCAGCGGCTCACCGTCTCTGATTTTTTGGATGTTGCCGAGACCACACGCAATACCTTTGTTGCCGTTGGAATTAAAGGCATAGAAGTTTATGGACACTCTAGCATATACGCCGGAGTAAACCTCCGAGCGGTCAAGGATTGGCTCAAGTTGACGGTTAACGATCTGGGGAGCCGTGGTGGAATTAGCATTAACAAAATAGCTGTTGGCGTAGGCTTCGTCGTCAGGACGGTCGATGTCACCGTCACGCAAGGGGAGCTTAAGAGCTGCTTTATTCGGTATCTTCCCGCCGAATTTGCCCTTGCCTTCCTCAATGGCGGCATCCACAGCAGCGTTGATAGCCGCAATGGTCTTGGTATCTGACTTCGGGATGATCAGGCTGACACTATATTTTTCAGTGCCTCCGTTTACGGACTTTGGCTCCCACACGTTGGCATAAGACAAGCGGACAACACCGGTAACAACCTTTGTGGGGTTCTTTCTGGGATTAGGGTTTATACGGTTAGCAGTATTTGTCATGATTTACATTCCTCCATAAAATCAATTTTTGCATTCGATATGTTCATAGGTGGACGCTTATCCGAAAGCGGAACTAGCGTCGGTTTACCCGGCGGTTTGATAATGAGTCCGCCGAGGACTTCATTGAATTTTGATTTTCCCATCATCTTTTCCATCTCAGTGATGGTAATAAGACTTTGCCTGTAGATGTCACGATATCCGGCTGCCTTTGCTGCAGCAGCGACAGCTTCCTCGTCGGAATACTTACGAATTGAGCGCCCCTCAACCACCTTGAAGCCAGGCCACTGTTTACCGTGGTTCACAGCCGCATCGGTGGCATAGGCAATGATTTCATTGGCCCAGCTCGTCAAGTCACTGATTAAGGCAAGTATTTCAGCTATCTCCTCGTCGGATAGCAATGGCGGCAGAGCAAACTCGAAAGCTGCCAGCTTCATCTTTGACTCAGCTCTTGCTCTGCACTTCACCGCTGCCCTGCAAAACTGGCAATGCTCTCCGGGGACATACTCACCGCCGCCTTCATAGGCTAGGTCTGCAGTAGGCTTAAGGACTTCCTCTGCCCATTTGTAAAGCAACTCCTTTGAAACCGTATAAGTGCTTACGTTTTCGCGTCTTGGCTGAAAAATGGTCATTGACACTTCGTTAATATCGTAAATGCCATCAAACAATTCCAAAGCACCAAGCGCGTAGAGTTTCATCTGTGGGTTATCTTCAGCTGCAACCAAAACGCCCTGACCGTACTTGAAATCCACGATGTGGAGCGTGCCATCGGCTATAATTACGCAATCTCCTGTACCGAAGCCATCTTTAACATATTTGGAGAAGTCCAATTTTTGCTCGATGAGCACCATCGGATCGGGACATCTCTGTTTTGCTAGAGAGATCTGTTCCAGCACGAAAGATACATAATCGTCCGTATGAGTGTCCATCTCATCGCTGTCGTACTTGGATACCGGCTTCTTGGAGCGCATTTTTAAAGCTTTACGGAGCTTGTGTTCAGCAAGCGCGTGGGCAGCTGTCCCTTCGTCGGCAGCAGCGCCGGAGTTATCATCGAATTCTAACTCCAACCGTGCCGACGGAGTGCAAGCTAGCCAACGGTGTGCACTGGAAGCAGATAGAATAGCATGTTCGCTCATTTCAAAGCCTCCGCTTCTGCAAGAAGGTCGGCATACTTGCTTGGATCGATCTGGCTGAGTTTTGACGCACCATACTTTTCAAGAAGGCCTCGAACTTCGGCTGTAAAACCGTCATGTGAC